TGGCATATCTGAATGAAGCCTATGGCAATAACATCCAGCAATCTGTGACCGTTTTCATCAATGCTGACACACAGGAATGTGTAAGTGATATTGGTGATGTTGTAGAGGAAGGATTATGGTTTGAGTGCGAAGTAACACCTACAAAGACACATACGCAGAATACAGGTATCGGTCATTATGAGTTCTGGGGACAACCAGGTTACGATAAGGGTCACGACGTGTCTTATGTCGATAGCGCAGATGTCACTCCAGTAAAAGCATTCGTTTCTGAGGGCGGTGAAGACACTGAGGTCCCTCTTGACGAGGTAGATTTTAATGATGAGCTTAAAGGGGCAGTCCTTAACTATGCAGATGATAACCATTTATTTTATAATGATGGCTTTTAAAAGTTAAAAAATATTAATTATAAGGTCAGGGATTTGTTTCTCTGACCTTTTTTATGTATCTTTGCAAATTAAAAAGAAACATATAGACATGCCAAAAAAAACTACATTAGCAGAATTTATAGAGAAAGCAAGAAAAGTTCATGGGGATTGAATGACAAACGTAAAGGTTTCATTAAACTGTGTAACTTGGTTGTAAATGGTAAAATTAACAAGGTCGTAATTGAACATAAGGATAGACTTACAAGGTTTCAATATAATCTGATTGAGTTTTTCTTCAACAGTTATGGCGTTGAGATAGAATTACTTGATAAGAAGGAATATACTGAGCAAGAGGAACTTGTCAATGATATGATGATGTTGATTGCAAGTTTTAGTGGTAAGGTATACTCATTGAGAGCACAAGAAAATAGAAAGAAAAGAAAGGGGAATAAAAATGAACAATGATTTACTTAAATTGCTACAAGACACGAAAGACTCTATGATTAACGGATTTTCAAAAATTAGTGATAATCCAACATATGAATATGTGTTATGTGGTGTCGAAATATCTTTTGATAAGATTCTAAAGATTGTTAGATTTTACGATGATGTAATAAACAGCAAGTGGATTAAGTTTTCTGATGCTTGCCCAGAAGATTTTAATTTGGATTGGGTTCTTGTTCAATTTGTTGAAAAATCAGGGTTTGTTGGCTTACCATACATTGCTGAATTTGATAAAAGCAAAAACATTTGGAGATTGCAAGGTCAAGAAAATGATAATACCACTGAAACCTATTACATTAACAATGATTGCATTCCATCATCGTGGAAAATAATAGAAAATAGTCCAGAGTGGGAAAAAAACAATAAGTAGGTTATGATTATACAGAGTAAGTACACAAAGATATTCCATTCAAATGGGTTGACTCGTCAAAAATTTGATGAGTTATACAACTTTGCTGTGTTTATTCAAAACCATAAAAACACTGTATCACAACACGTCAATAGCCACCTATTGCATTACCTTGATTATAATAAGTTCCAATTCATAAAAGTGATGAGAGAACGTTTCAAGGATGTAATACCAAGTTCATTTGACGCACAACTGTATACACAAGTATTTACTTGTTATCGGAACAAATTTGATGCTATACAGCGTAAACTTGTCTTTGAGGTTGTTACATTCAAAGGATTTGAGTTCTATAAACGTGATACCAAGAAACATAAGAAAGGTGGCTTAAAGAAAGTAATTCTTGATAAAAGACAAACACCGTTGTCTAACTGTCTTACATATCTTGCAAGATACGGTAATGAAAGTATTATAGACTATATCAATAACAATATAAGTAGTTGTGATGAAAATAAACGTGAGTTCTATAACAATATACTAAGGTGCTGTGAGAAATACGGATTTGAACGTTTATTTAAGCTTGCTTTGTTAAAAAGAAAACGTATTGTTAAACGCTATTCAGAATACCCTATTGAATTCAAGTCATTAACATTCAGTGGTAGATGTAGGAAAACAAGAATAATTGATTATAACAGCAAGTTTGGCTCAAAGATTAATTCATTTGTCAGCCTCAGTGGTATCAGCAGAAGTAAAGGTAGAAAATCATTTGATATACCAGTCACCTTTAATAAAGGTTGGCACGGAAATATGAAGGATTATAGAAAGAATAATCCTGATTACGAATACACAATTACATTCAATGAGAAAGAACATCAAGTAAGTATTCACTTATGCAAGGATGGAGAAAGATATATTCCTCAAGTCAATGGTAATACGGTAGGTATTGATGTCAATTGTAAACACAATTTGTTCAGCTTGTCAGATGAAACCACTTACGATTATGACAGGAAACTCGTTAATGATTTCTGTAAACTATCTCTTGAAATAGATAAACTAAAGGAACAAGATAAAGAATATAAGGTTGGCAAACGTAAACAACATAAATTAGATACACTTAAATCCAAGATGGTTAAGTCTGAGCAGCAACTTATTGCCAATATGTGCAAGGCACTAAAAGAACAAGGTATTGGACATATTGTGATGGAAGACCTTGACAATGGATTTGGTAAATGCTACGTTAAGGATAAAGATAATGAGGATATAAACTACAATAGAAAGGTTAAATTCCTTGGTTTGAGTAGTCTTAAACAAGAGGTTGAACATATAGCAAGGAAATATGACATTGCAGTGTCAACTGTTCAAGCAAGTTATACCTCGAAGATGTGTCCTATATGTGGCTGTATTGAGGATGAGAATAGGCAAAATCAAGAGACATTTGAATGTATTGAATGTGGATATAAGGATAATGCAGATTTTAATGCTGCAAAGAATATAAGGAACAGAGTGCTTGTAACCGTGTTACGAGAATCGCTCTTAAAACAATTGGATAATGGCGCTTTTGAACCTAAGAAGTTTAAACGTGAGAAGGTAAAAGAAGTATTGTTATCGTTTCGAAGGAACTTGCAAGAAACTGCAAGGAGTGAATGTATAAAAGGTAGTGTGACTACTTTTGACTATATTTAATTCTTCGGATTGCGGACTGTATAAATATACATGGAAGCCTTAATATACTACTAAATCTTTGGATATTATATATTTACTAATATATTTTAGAAAAATGATAATATGCCAAATAGATTAACTACCACGTTTCAGGACCTGTCAAGAGTATTCTCAGGTAATTGGCAATCGCCAAGTGATATCATGAGCACACCTGCCACACCTGCGCCTGATGATGTGGTATATACAGCCAAGAATCCCGAAGATTTTGCCCAGAAAAAACTTGAACTTCAACAGAACAAGTATCTCCAAAACAGATGGACGAGGGTAAACCAGAACCTCACCATGTCTGCTTTTGCTGGTTTGAGTAACCTCAAACTTATGTATAGGGATTGTGACCTTATGGATAGCTATCCTGAAATTGGTGCTGCTTTGGATATTTTGTCAGAAGAATCAACATTGCCTAACCCTACTGACGGTATGATTGTTAATGTATCATCATCTTCCGACCGTATCAAGTCTGTACTTGAAGACCTGTTTGTTAATAGACTTAACATGCAGATTACAGGTCAGATGGTAATGAGAGGTATGGTGAAATATGGTAATGAATTCATGCTTCTTGATATTGACCGCAAGCTTGGTGTTAAAGGTTGGAGAAGGCTGCCCGTTGCGGAGGTTGAGAGACATGAGAACGGAATTGTTAATCCTTACGGTAGTTCTGCTACTGCTGCCGACACACAGAATACGGATAATTCTACCAAATTTTTCTGGACAAATGAGTTGACCCAAGGTAGTACGATACCATTTAAGAATTGGCAAATAGCTCATTTCAGGCTACTCCATAATTCAATGTTCCTACCATATGGTGTAAGTGCACTTATGGCTGCACGTAGACATTTCCGTATGTTGGCACTTATGGAGGATATGATGCTCATATATAGGCTTGAAAGGTCTATGGAGAGAAGGGTGTATAAAATCAATGTAGGTGCCATTGACGATGAGGATATTCCTGCATTCGTTGAAAAGGTTTCAAATGAATTAAAGAGAACACCAATTGTCGACCCTCTGACTGGCCAACTTGACCTACGTAAGAATATTCTACCTGTGTGGAAGAAAACACCAATACCTCTTACTGATGGTAGGGTCATTACAATCGAAGAGCTTGCCAAAGAATACGAAGAGGGCAAAAAGAATAAGGTTTACTCTGTACAAAAAAGTACTAATAATGTTGTAGAAGGTAACGTTGTATGGTGTGGAAAGACTGGTCATCCAGACAAATTATATAAGGTAGAATTCTATAATGGTACTTACATGGTACTCGCTGGTGAGCATGAAGTTATGCTTATCACGGGTAAGATGAAAAGAGCAGACCAATTGAAGCCAGGTGAGGATGTAATGCCATTCTCTTTGAAGAGAAAATCTAATACACATAATTTCCTTACAAGAGAAGACTACTATGTAATCAAGAAGGTCGAGACTATTGACGGTGATGACGTATACTGTATGACCGTTGAAGGTGATGATAGAAAGACCAAGGATGACAGGCATAATTTCGCTCTCCTTACATTTGATAGAAATGATGAGGCGAATGAGAATGGCGGTGTCTTCGTTAGTAACTGCGCAAGTGACGATATTTTCATCCCTGTGCGTGACCCTAATACACCTACGCCTATAGAAACACTTGCTGGTGCAAAGAACCTTGATGCTATTGATGATATCAAGTATATTCAGAAGAAGGTATGTGCTGCCCTTAGAATCCCACAGTCATTCCTCAACTTCGAGGAACAGAAGGGTGAAGGTCACAACCTTGCTCTTATGGATGTCAGATTCGCAAGAAGTATCTGTAAGTACCAACAGGCATTCTTGATGGAGTTGACCAAGATAGCCACCATTCACCTTTATTTGTTGGGCTTTAGGGATGACCTTACTAACTTTACCCTGACAATGAATAACCCTTCAACTCAGGCAGAACAGCTTGAACTTGAAAACAACCAAAAGAAAATCAGTGCGGTTAGGGATGCAGTTTCAGACCCAGGTGGTGGTATTCCTGTTATGTCAATGACAAGGGCATTAAAGACAATCCTGAAATGGTCAGATAAGGATATCAAGGAGAACTTTGAGGAAATCAGGCTTGAAAAGGCACTTGCTGCCGAATACGA